CTCCTCACTGAATCCTAAGTAGGCCGCGAGCTATCTCCCGGTCCTCTACGTATAGTGTATAATACATAGTAGAAAATTCAAAATCGATGGATTCGGCAGATGGTATTGACCACACGACTCTATTACGCATTTTAGAAAGTTTACCATTTTCTACCGTATACTCTCTGGCGAAGGAACCTCTTTCCAAAACGATCTTAAAAGTACCATTGGGCAAGACAATAGGACTTCCCTTGGCATTCTTAAAATTAAAATGCTCAGAGAAGTCCTTGCCCCTTATTAGTACGAAATTCATTAGGCCCCGTAGAACTCTCTTAGCTCTCTAGGGCTTGCCATTCTAAACCCGCCGTCTTCTTCTACCAAATAGTCAGCATCGTCTGATGCAACTAGTACGTAAGGATGATCCCTAGTAAATCTATAGCCACGAACTTCATAGGTGAAGTTCAGTCTAGTCATTTTTAGAAGAACTACATCATCTACTTCTTCCTCTACCGGCTCGACTACTACAGGAACAACCACAGTCTGAACCGGGGCAATCACTACTGGATCTTCAACCAAAATATCTGGCTCTTCTTCGACTTCTGGCTCCAAAGTTGCTGCATAAGCTTGCCAAGTAACTCCTAGCTCACCAAGTTCCTTAATAATATCGGCCTTCTTGGTAATTCCATCTAAATCAACGGCAAACTGTTCGGCTACAGCCTTAAGCTCAATCACTGTTAATTCATTAAAACTTGTATCTCCTGTTGCCATAATTATCGTTTCCTTATCTATTAAAGTAATTAGGGAAGCCAGGGTAACTTGGCTTCCCTAATTATACTACAATTTTGCTATAAATCAAGATCCGACTTTAATATTACGGACCACTACGAATGCCTCGGTGTTCTCGATTTGAGTACCTACACGGCAGAACATTGTATATTCAATTGTGTCCTTCTTTACGGCGTACTCACGTACAACCTTGATCTCACGCTTTACTCCCCAAAGAAGATTCTGTGGGAATGTAAGCCAAAGCTCACCGTGATCACCAGTTGCTCCGGAGTATGTTCCGTCGCGGGTTTCATCGAATACTGGAACCTCCTGTAGAGGAATTCCGAATAGTGCGCCAGGAGTAAATCCTGCTGCACCCTCTGGAACTACACGTCCACTGTAACCATAAGACGCCAAATTAGGGTCATTAGTTAGAGAGTACATCCAGTCCTGTAGAAGATTAGAACCCGTGAAGAACTTAAGCTGGGTACGACGCTGCATGAACTTACGAGGCATAGCCTTGATAGCAGCATTAGCAGCACCCTTGGTAAATCCGTTTCCACCGGCGTCAATGATGTGTGCTGCACCATCGGTAGTACCGTTGATTGCAAGCTTCCTCCAACCATCAAAAACCTTTAGAGTCTTGTCAGTGCTGGCGGTGTCACCATTAACTGATAGATCCTCTAGGTCGATACCGGCCTGAGTTGCCATCATGCGTGCGATGTGATCTTCCAATGCCTCACCCTCCAAGTTGTCCTCTAGGGTTTCGGTTGAAAGTTCCCAGTCCAAACGAAGCTTGTGAGTGCGAAGATTAATCTTGGAGAAGAATACACCCTGGTTTTCACCAGTGTCTACTGCCTCAACAGCACCACGAAGCAAACGCTGTCCTACACCAATACGATCAATCTCCTGCTCAGTAGAGCGCATGCGGAGAGTGCGGACCTGACTACCTAGGACAGTTGCGTCCCACATGTAGTCAATGAATTCGTTAGCCTGCTGTGGGGCCAAAAGACCAGATCCAGCAGGATTACCGATTTCAGTAGAAACGATTACCTTTTCTAGTAAATCGTTGTTGCTCATTTTGTATTTTCACCTCCTGAGTGAAATTAAGTATTTTGTATTGCTAGTCTTACATGGGTGGTCAGCCGATGCTGTCCATTGAGAAGAATGTGCCCGCCCACTTACTCTTATTCTGGCTCTTCTGGATAGAAGAATCTTCTGCGTCCCCGCCAAGGTCCGCAGACTTCTTAACTGCACTTGACTTTTCTACAGCATTAAGTTTTCCCTCAACGCTGGCGAACTTCTCAGTCAAAGTGCCAAACTTATTTGTTAACTCCTCGTGCTTTGAAGAAAGCTCAGTTAGCTTCTGTTCAAAACTTTCAGCAGCTTCTTTAACGATACGCTGGTTCTCCTGAGTGGCTTCCGCAAGAGACTTCTTAATGCTGTCGCTAAATTCATCCAAAACCTTGGTTAGAGGATTCTCTTCAACGTCACCATCCTTTGGCTCGGTCTCATTAAGATCCTTTGCCTCATCAACCTTTACCTCGCCGGTACCGGTCACGGTTACATTTTCATCCACTACATCAGTAGCAGTCTTTGCCTCTTCGCCCTCTGGCGCAACAGTCTCGTCGTCACCCTTTGGAGCTACTTCGACAGCTTCAACCTGTGTGGCCTCTTCTGCTGCTACTTCCTTTGTGCTTTTGTCTTCTGGCATGTCATCACCTCCCTCGGTTGAATCACTTTCAAACTTTGCGATAATGGTATTCACCTTCTCTGCCCGATCTTCATCATTATTCTCAAACCAGCCGATGTTCTTCATCGTGCCGCCACAATCTACACAGTTTTTCGCTTCGTCACTTCCGACGACAGCAACCGGGTCGTGGTCCTTTTTGCAGTAGAAGACATTTTCGACGTTAACCTTAGCAATCATTCCTTCGACTTCCTGATTACCATCAGCGGTCTTCTGAATGCTAAAAATATTTGATAGCTGATTGGCTGGGTTGTCCACGAGAGACAGTTCAACCATTTCGTAATCCTTGATAAACCTTACCATCTTACCAGCGTCCTTGACGAATTCGCTACTAGCGTCTACGACATTACCGCCGATGCTGAATCCGGTAAGTGTTCCATCCTTGACCATCTTCCAAACGTCTGGTGCACCTTCGCTAATGTAAGCGTCAACATAAATACCGGTATAAAACTTTTCAGTCTTAGGATCATAGTATTCTTCCTCACGGAAATTAACTAATTTACCTGCTGGAATTGGCTGGTGCATAAGACGAATGTTACCACGGAAACGGGAGAAAGCCTTTGAAGAAGCTTCCTTCGTTACAACGTCACCGTGCAAATCTTCGTTATCGAGAGTGGCGAAACCAGAAACAATGCGCTTCTCGGTATCAACCTTTTGCAAAGGCATGCTTAGACGAAGGTTGTCTCCGTCTACACCCCAATTTGCTTTCTCGATCTTCATAATGGTAATGTATCACAATCTTTATTATAATCCAAAATAATCATGACTGTGTGCGACCATCACCCTTACTTGATCTACCCTCACCGGCCGAATCGGTAGCATTCGCTGCCCTATCTTGATCCCTCGTGCGATTTCCTGATGCCTGTGAGCGCTGCTCATTGGCTGTAGCATTAGTGCCAGTCGTGGCCTTAACCTGAGCCGCCTGATCGCCCTGCTTTTCCTGTAGTTTTAGCTGCTTAACTTGGAAATCCTGAGTTGATTGAGCGACCGCAGTTGCTGCAATCTCTGCCTTCTCATCGCCCCAAGGAAGAGGAGACTGACCCTTATTAGCACGTACCTCATTAACTGTTGTAGCACCCAAGCGAAGATAGCGCTCATCAATCTTACTCTGAGTATCTTCATCAGTTAATACAAGCTCATTAAGCTTTATGCGGAAAACATCAGTAAGCTCCTTAGTAATCTTGTTGAGCTTCTTTTCCAGCATCTTTTGTTCCGGACGACAAACCTGTTCCTTAAAATTCTTATCCATATCTCTTGCTGCGGCCAAACCAACATTAGCTTCTGATGCAGAGATCTTAGTAACCGGTACTCTATGAGCCATAAGAATATCACTCAGATTACCGCGCCTATAATTAACAAAACTAGAATCCTGAGTACCAGCCTCGACTGGCTTCATTTCAAATGATGACTTACGTTCACCTTCATCAGCAGGAAGCGGAACAAACACAGTCCTATGATTGCGACCCTTTAACCCAGTTTCAAAGAACTCCAACAAATTCTGCTCTCCATGAGAAGAGAAACTTCCACCCTTAACCACA